CGAATTTAAAGATGCTGGAAACGTAAGTTGTGCTACGTCTCAAATTGTTGAGTCAACCACGTACAACCTGGGGGGGGGACAACCCCCCTCAGATAGACAGGGAGTAGAGGGTAGCTCCCATCTCGTCAGGCGTTACGCCATTTGTTACAAACGAGATTGGCCTAAGGTGATGGCCTTGTCACCCGTCCTCAGGGTTTCGAACCCGTGTTCGGAGGACGTTAAGACCACTATTACCCAGATCCTTAAAGAGTATTTAACCGTTTATGAAATGTTCGGTTTTAATTCGATCGGTTACTCTTTAAGTAAAACTTCCGCCTATATCGAGGCGTTATGTGCTCAAGTTAACAAACCTGATCCGTGGATCGACGTTTTTAAACATCTAAATGCGTGTTTTGTTACTTGGCATAATCGACTACCTGGCCCACCCAACACCGAAATAAAAGTTGGGGTTAAGGAAGGCCTGGTTCTGCTCGGAAGGGCTGGACGCTTTGTTCGCGTACTAGCTAAGGGGGACCCGATCCTTTTCCAAAGTTTTATCATGACTATTGGACTTGGGATCAAATCTGGTCTCCCTCGCCCTTCCCAGGAGCGAGTAGATATGTCTGTTGGTTTAACGACTGATAAGTTATTTATTAAGCCAAACCACAGAATACCTTTTGAACACCAACCGTTCCATTTACCGAGTTGCGTAGAAAGTTCCGGCGGCCTTAGTGCCGAAGACCAAAAGACAGCACCTTCTGGTGGACTACCCCAATGTGATGGGAATCCACGCAGGAGGAAACACTGTTCTGGCGTGTCAGGACATCATCTACGTGATGAGGTTACTAGGACGGTTCAAGAGGTGTTTCGTGGAGAGTGTTTTGGAATTAATGAAGTTAAAAGCTTTGTTTTCCCAAGCACCTCCGCGAACTATATATTGTCGAGAAGTAAAGGAGGTTCTGTTCCTGTTATTCACTCCCTATTTGGCGAATGGCTTCGAGAGTTTTCGGGTCAATTTGACTGGCTACTGCCTGTTGGTCAGAAGAAGATTCGCATGTGGGTTGAGTTTGAGGTCGATAAGAATGAGATCGATCGGCGCTGTGAGGGTTTAAGTAGCCTTCAGCTGTTTCATGGAGAGTGTGTTCACTCGGGTGAGTTCACCGAAGTTGATTGTTTGGTCATTGAAGACCCTACACACCTTGAATCAGCCTACTTAGATTTTTATAAATGGCTGTTACCACGCGCCCTTGGTGAGGAGAGATTTGTCGAACCCGTAGGCCTTTCAGAGGCTTTAAAAGTACGGACGATTACAAAGTGTCCCGGTATCCTTATGTATGTCTTAAAGCCCTTACAGGCTTGGATGGCTAAGGTACTGCGACGACACGATGTTTTTCGACTCACCGGTGAACCCGTTACGGTTCAATTGATCGACCAAGTTTTTCGCGATCCTTTAAAGGATGATGAAGCCTATATGTCTGGTGATTATTCTGCAGCTACTGACAATCTCTTTAGAGAATTTTCTGAAGTCGTAGCCGAGGAGGTCTCCTTGTTTTTTGATGGAGACTTCTGGGGTGATCTTGTTCTTGATCTTGCCGCTCTTTTTAGACGTGGTCTGACGGGGTTCAAATTTTGTACGAACCTCGATGACCCATCGGAAGGAGTGGACTATAGATCTGCGGATTATGCCGCCGAATTTGAACAACAAGATGGCCAGCTTATGGGCTCTGTGGTTTCTTTTCCCGTTCTTTGCTTGATTAATGCTTCACTTTGTCGTTATTCTATGGAAATTGGTAGAAATACCATTTACTCTTTAAGTAGATGTCCATTGTTAATTAACGGTGATGATTGTTTGTTTGTGACCACTGAAAGAGGTCACCAAGCCTGGAAGGGTTTAGGCCCATTACATGGGCTCTCACCTAGTATCGGAAAGTATTATTATACTCGCCTCTTTGCACAAGTTAATTCTCGAACCTTTATTCGTGGAGAAAAGTATCTCTACGGTTTTGAGGTTCTTAATTGGCGCCAAATTAGCTTTATCCCCTGGGGATTAGTTAAGGGCAAAAAGAGGAGTGAGGTTAGGGGGACGCAGAATGATTCTGAAATTTCCCTTATCCGAAATGCTGGTGATTGTTATACCGCTTTAATGAATGAGGCACCTCAGTGCCTGCGGTTGAAACTACATAATTTGTTTACGCGAAATTTGAAGGATGCTTGTCAAAATTTGGGGTTAAGTAATATACCCTGGTATCTCCCTAAGTGGTTCGGTGGTCTGGGCCTTTGCCCGACTGAGGACCTTCGCACTTATGGGATTGGTGAGACTCACCTTGACAAACGTTTGGTATCCCTTCAGATGAAATTAAATCGTAAAGCTCCACAGGGTAGTATTTCTGAGTGGAATACTTATCGGTTAGTTGACCGTTCAATTCCTGATCGTTTTAAGACTAGTGAGGATGTTAATGTTGGCTCTCAGAGCCTCTTCCTCTTTCAAGCTTTTGCTGAAGAACGATCTTCTGAGCTTTGGAGCGATTTATTGGTTAATGATTTTGATTTCTTAAAGACCTTATCCCGTTTTTGGTCCTCTTTACAAAAAGAGTTAGTTCATGTACCTGCTGCGAAAGACGTTTGGGCCGTTCGGCCGAAGTGTAATCCGAGGGTACAGCTAGAGAGACCGGGAGAAGAATGTTGGAACAGAATGTTTTAGATCTGGTTTTAGTTTTTAGATTTGTGAGGAATGCGTGTAGTTTACTACGCATAGTTACTTTCCTCGTGACTTATCTGATCTTCCCGTCGTCACACAATGAGCTGACTAGCGCGTTTGCTAGAGCAGTCGAAAGACTGTTGGCCCTGTGTGTGCTTGGGGTGGAGATCTTCGATGAGAGGATTCTTACAATGTCTTGTAAGTCGCCCGTAAAGGCGCATTAATTCGTTTGAAATTGATCCTCATCAAAGGACTGAGTCACGGAGGGTATCCGTGTGTTGTGGGCTATTTATTGTCAAA